TTACGAGCAGGTCGATTCATCAGATCCCCACACTTTTCACACTCGTATTCAAACATGTTTGGGAGTTCCGAAACATCTTTCAACAACATTTCTCTTAACCACTTACTAAAATTCTTGTGCGACGACGCGATTTGAAAAGATTCTTCACAGAGATTGACTAATTTATGCCTCATAATTCGTCCTAAGTAGTCAATCGTATATAGATACACCCCTCTCAAACCCAGTGAAGCAGTCAAAAAGTGCCTTTTTGCCTTAGTAGGGTAGTAAAAGAGTGGTAATGCGCCAGCCGATAGGCCCCAATAACCTGTCGGGCATTACCATGTCGAACTAGATATGAGGTTATATACATTCTTCCGTTGTCCGATTTTTCAAGATTGAATCCTTGAATGAAAGAATTCGATCCATTTTTATTACTTATTAACAGTCGATGGTATTCCAGTCATGGCAACCGCTAAGACTGGCTCCTTTTACCTGACTGAAACTGTGATTTTACCTGCTGCAAGTGGCGCAGGTACTAGAGTCACTGGAACGATTGACCTGGGTGCTTACGTTAACGTAGCAACAGGCCAAGCAATTGCCATCGACTCAGTTGACTTTGTACTACAAGCCGGTGCTGGTTTCCAACAAAGCGCCAACTCCTTTTTAGCTGGAAATGGTGGAATTGCATTCCAACTTACCGATCTAAACCCTGGAACTGTTTTTGTTCGAGCTGACAATCAATCCCTCATCGCATCGGGATCAGTTTCCGTTGACGATGCAAACAACATCGCTACTCACACTCTTGATCTTTTCCCGGACAACTATGGCAGCAGTACGAACTTGAGTGAGATGTTTATGGTGGTTAACGATACCTTGTATCTTACAGGTGGTAACGACGTTGCTGCAGTTGCTGGTGGAGACATAGCAGTTACCGCACGTATCCGCGCTCGTGTAGTCAAACTTGGATCCAAGGACTGGATGGCCCTCGCTCTACAATCAACTGCTTCAGACAACTGAGGTGATTGAGTGAGTGAACTTGCTGACATCATTGCTGCTGCTTTCATGGCTGGCGTCAAAGAAGAAGCAAAGCGACAAGCCAAAGCACTCGGCAAAGAGATCGTAAGAGAATTGCCCAGTGCTCTGGCTGATACATCTTTGCTCATCGATGATGCAATGAGAGCTACAGAATCTTTAGCAAAGAAGAAAAGAAAACCTTCTAAGTATAACCTGGCATATGCTAAAGCATTCGCTAAAGAAGCTCCACGATTCAAAAAGAAGAGTGGCGGATGGAAGAAGAACGGTTTCAAGAATGCTGGTGCCGCAGCACGCAAATCAATGAAGTGATACTATGGATGCAGACAGAGATCGAACGCTACGTGAAGAGATTCCTTCGAGTTATGTTACTAAGGGACCAGGTGAACCTGAATGGAGTGACTTATCACTGGCTAATGGTTGGAAAACAATGGTTGGTACATTAGCAATATATTGGCAAGGTAGTATTGATCTCTCAGGATATGCACGTGACTACAAAACATTCTATCCTTCAGGGGGAGTTATTCAAGAGGGGCCATCATCATCTATTCTAGGTGGAGCAGGTGCTACAGTGTACACGGTTGTTTCAAGCGTACCAGTTAACGTTGACAATCTATTACTACAACTCGCAGGAAATGCTGGTCCAGGTTTTATTGGAACACCAGGTCTTGGAGCAACTGGTTCTGAATCACAGAATTGGAAAACCGTAATCTTTGCTCAATGTGAAACGTTGTTAATCAATACAACTCTAAACAGTGCAACTGGGATTATGCAACCAATCACCGTTAAACAATCTGGTTCACTTTCTCCAACCGCAGCTCAAGTATTGTACATTGTCAAAATGGTTCTTCCTTTTGGACCAATACCAGCCGACATCACTAATGTCAGCATTCCAGCATCTCGAATCATTCTCCCTGGTACTATGGACCAAGAACCTGAACTCGAATACATGATGCGACTCTCGAGAAGCGTCGAACTTGCGAACCAGGTGTGAACATGACTCGAATCGAATGGTTGTTGAAAGGCGATCCACTGTATTCACTTCAAGTTGCACGTCGTACGGAAGAATCGATGGTCATTGAAATTGATGAGGTGGTCCAATTTATTCCACCTGTACTCAAATCAACACCTAAACCATCGTTGTTTGATCAACTGTTCAGAACCACAACGTTCGATGGTGGGTATGATGGTTTAGGCTATCGTGCAGTTATGCCTTAGACTTCAGATAAGCGCGCTCGAGTTTTTCTTGAAATGTCTCAACTTTCGTTTTGATACCTAAAACCGTTGCACACCTGGGGCCAGTGGACTTACTTTTTACACTGCTTTCTCGCTCCAGGCGAGAACATTTACCACATTTCGGATGTTTAATGTTAGCTGATGATGAAATCCTAGTTCCGCAGCTACAGATTCTCATTCAACTCGCCCCAATAATCTTGACATTGCCATCGAACAACAGTAGTTTTCGATCTGAGAGAACACTCTTCCGTTACGAGCAGGTCGATTCATCAGATCCCCACACTTTTCACACTCGTATTCAAACATGTTTGGGAGTTCCGAAACATCTTTCAACAACATTTCTCTTAACCACTTACTAAAATTCTTGTGCGAC